TTCAGCAGTTGCACCAGCAGGAACCGGGTAGGTTCCAACGCCACCGACCAATTCGTCGTACAGGTCTTTGGACTGAAAGCCGTGGAGCACGAAAGAAACCGGGCCATCCCACGTCTCGGTAGCGTTGCTGCGGATGCGAAATACACCTGCGGCCACATGCCCGGACGTAAGAGTCGTGCCGCTTCCGCACAGAGGCGTGGTAGCACCGTCAAGAACGGTAATGCCGTCAATGTCCTTCTTGCGCTCAATAGCGTTCTGAGCAAGCGCACCCGTCTTCGCAATCACGGACTTCGAGACGTTGCGAGCCGCACGGTCCGTAAGGAACGTGTGAACCGAAATCATTTCGGGCGTGATTGAAAACGGAGTGTCTGCGAGAACCTGGGGATTGTCTTCCTCAGAGGTCTCGGTGATTGCTGATGCAGTCAACTGCGCCAGCGAGATTTCTTTCCAACTGTTACCGGCTCCCGTACCGAGTTTTACCCGGTCGGCCAGTTGCGAGATCACGCCCTTTGTCTCTCGAATGATTCGGGCCTGATTCACAATATCTGGAAGAGAGTCGGCAAGAGAGGATGTATATGTCGTCCCTGTTGCCATATTATTCTCCGGTTAAGAGCCTATCCCCAGCTACATGTTTCCACGTTTTTGCTGGATTGATATGGCTCGTGCTGTGTCGTCGCTTCGTCCTGCGGCGTAATCCGCCATGAACTGTGTATCTGACTGAGAACCCGATTGGCTCCCCCCGGAATCCAGTTGGTTTTCTGGACCGCCTGCGGGAACAACCGACTTCTTAGCTTCAGCCGATGCTGTCTCTGCCCTAGATGTCGCAACCTTCCCCGCCTCGGCAGCAATCTCCGCAATAGCTTCCCCGAGATAACTGAACTCTGGAGACAGGCCGTTATTAGCGTCCTGAAACTCCGAAATCCTCGTTATCCCGAAAGCAGCTACCTTGTTGAGAGCAGTCTCGATTGGCTCGGAAAGGTTGTGTTTTTCGGTAAGGTCTTTTGTGAAAGCCGTCAACATCCCCATCGCAGCATTTTGATTCTGTTGAACCACTTGATTCTGCTGGGCTGTCTGTGCTTCGGTCAACTGTTCGGCTTGCGCTTCGCTCCGCAATCTTCCCGCAAGATTGTCGCCTGCTTCTGCGACCCGCTGGGCATACATATCTGGCGTAAGCCCTTGTTGGTCGTAGAACGTCGCGAGGTCTCTGCGGTGCGCCTCAACCTGCGTTTCTATTACCTGCTGAGATGCTGCTTCTGCGGCCTGGGCTGCTACTTGTCTTGCTTCAGTCTGCGCCGCTGCGATCTGCCTGTCCGCTGATGCCTGAAGATTACGGAACTCTTCGGTATCTCTTATGTTTACCGGAGATGCAACTTCTTCAGCAGCAGGCTCGCTTGCCGTTTCTTCCGGTTCATCAGTAGCTTCGGGTTCCGACGCAACTGCTACAGGTTGATCCTCTTCCGGTGACTCTGCGGGGGTTTCCTCGTCGAGAATGTCGTCGGGTCCAAGTTGATAAACCTGGGCCTCGCTTACATCGCTCGTAACAAGAGATTCCTCGGCAGCTTCTACTGAAGGAGAATCAACAACTGCCTCAGTTGTCGAAACCGTATCTGCTGGTGTAACCAAATGAAGACTCCTAACTACGCCATAGTGTAGCGCATTGGTTTTGAATCGCTATATATAGGGGTGCTAACGAACTCTTTCAAGTTGTTTGAGTGTGTAGTCACTTAATGGCGTTTTACGTCTTGGCGGCGACCATAGTTCTACCGGAGCCGCTGGCTGTTGCGGAACGACCGGCTGCCCCGGAGCCGTTGGTGCTGCGCCACCGTGATCGGAGCGGGCTTTGTCAGACGCATTGATCCGCCTCCGGGCAGGGGATGACACGGCTAGGCTATCAATAATCCCCGGAGCGTGTTCAGTGTCACGGATGTTTCGCAGAACGTACTGCAAAGTTCCGTCCAAACTCCATTTAGTTTCCAGTAATTTATATTCGGCGTCCCACTTATCAAACCCGAGGAAGTTATCGTCTGAGTCAACGACCTCTGGCTTCCCCCCCGGACGTAACCCTGTTTCCGGGTCGCCCGGTTTCAGTAGGTCGTAATACTCCTGAAGCGCAAGTTTGTTCGCTTCACTCTCGTCAGGTGATTGTTCTTCAAACTCGATCCCGAAGTCCTTCGCAGCTTGCTCGCGCCTGTTAGCCGCCTTCGACTGCGCTTGACCGTATGCCTGCTTTGCGACTGCCTCTGTCATTGTTGGAGGTCGTGCGGTCAAGTGAGCGACGATTCGGGCCTCGCTCGCCAGCCTCTCAGCCGTGATCGCATCTATCTCTCGGAAGTATTTCGACTGGTCGTCCTGCCGATTACTTATTCGTGGGTCAAGTTGAGCACCTAGCGATTCTCGCAAGTCCTTTTTCTCGTATGGCTCAAGCAGGTCATAGGGGTCGGCTGCAACCGTTCCGAAGCGACCGCTTGCAGCAGCAGTTTGCTGCGGGTATTGCTCGCGAGCGGCGGCGTTCAGGATGTCACCGATACCGCGCTCGGTCGTGCGTATGCCAGTTGACTCAAAAACGCCTCCTATAGCGGCGTCACGAACTCCCCTAACATCGCCTTCTCGTGCCGCTGATATCCCCTCTGCACCAAGTTGCTGGGCTTCATTCCCAGAGAACGGCACGAGGCTACGAGCAAAATGAACGAGTCGTTCCTTGTTGTTCGTGATAGGACGACCGAGGAAGTCCTCTTGCATAACCAAGTCCCATGTCTGACCAACGAAACCTGACGTGAACCCACGGAAAGCACTAGGAATCTTCTCTGGGTCGCCGCCTTGAACGGCGATCCCGACGTTTACCATGAGAGCCGCTATTGAGTCGAACGGACCAAAGAGACTGATATCTCTACCGGCAACATCCATAACTCGAATGAAGTTCGGGTTATAGCGACCATTCACGATTGGTCGAAAATCTGTATCCTTCCCTCGCTGTTCGTTAATGAGCCATGTAGTCGTTGTCATAAGGCCGATCATCTGCAAAACAGTGCGCCGTGCAAGACGATGATTAAGGGGTGCTCCGGGGCGCATCCCCGCAACTCCCTTCAGGATTGTCTCAAACCGAGACTGAAGGAACCGCGGAGCAAAGAGAAGCCAGTCTCCGTAACCACCGCCAAATCGCCCAGTCGCCGAACCCGACACGTTATTGGCGATTTCCATGATCCGCTCTAAGTCACCACTGGACCGAATATCATCAAGCGAGCGTCGCCCGAATGGAACAACTTCCTTGCCGAAGAGCGAATAGCCCTGTAATTCGTCTCGTAGAAAAATCCTTGCCCACTTAATGCGATTCCCTCGACCTGTTTGAGAGAACGTACTATCAGCGGTCCGAACACCAGGAATCCGGGCTATTACACCTTCAAGCCCCTCGTTCCTGAAATTAAACTCAGTCCTTGCTCCAAGATCGAGTCCGTTACGCGCCATCTCCTCAATGCTAATGCCGCCTTCGCGAGCCATCTGAGCATCCATTGAACGCATCCACGCCTGAAACAACCTCGGGTTCCGCATCGCATTGGCGTTTAACCGAAGCACCCCTGGGATTTCCTGCGGATGTGACGCGAGCAGCGGCCATGCCTGAATACCGAGGCCTGAGTCGTCAAGCGTTGACTTAAAGGACCGCCAGAGCCGATTGAAGGCAGCGATATCGCGTGGCCCAGGGAGTTTGCCAATGTATTGCGATGGATTATCTAGCGCGGCATTAACAGCATCGGCCATCTCGGACGGGAAGTCGTAAGAGGATATCTCTGCAAGGTTCGTTTTCGGCAAGATGATGCGCCCGCGCTCTCCTGCTGAAACGCGAACGTCCGTGCTACCAACAACCTGCCCTGCCTCGTCTATAACCGCGACGGTACGTTTGGCTCCCTGTGCATGTGGCCGGGCAATCGGGTAGCCGGTTTCGTCAAGGGCGTTTGCTGCGAAGTTTGCCACCCACGCTTTTGTAGACTTGCGCCCCACGTCTTGAATGTAAGACTCAAGCCCATCGTCTGGAAGCAGATACTTAATCCCAGCCTCATCAATCCCCAGAGCCGCCGACTCAAATGTTGCAGCATGTTCAAAGCTAACCCTAGCCTGTGCTGCCCCTGGACTTAGGAGATCGCGAAGCACAATGGGATCGCTAATGTTTAGAACGGCTCGCATTTCCTTAACATCAGGTGTCCGAGGAATGTAGAACCCGCCGCGAATCATCACGTCAGCACGAGAGTCCAATTCAACGCCAAGTTGACGCAGCATCTCTCGCCACGGAACTAAGGCTTCTCGGAGTTCAATGTACGCAGCGCGCTGTGCGGGGGTCAGGTGCGGTTCGTATATCGGAAATCGTGGCCCTATGTCAGTCCAATGCGGCGCACCGGGAACACGCGAGTCGATTCCAGCAAGGCTTGGTATTCGCCCTGCATCGTCTAGGTCAGGGAAAGCCTCCGTAATCTGTCCACCGCGCATTTCGCCAAACACCGCCGCCTCTGCACGAATGATACGCTCTGTCTTTCTAATCTGCCGATCTACGACCACACCAACGCGGTCTCGTAAACGCATCAGAGGAAGTTTGACCGCCTGCCCCATACGAATCGCTTGATTTCGGAAGGTGTCTCTCTTACGAAGACCCGGAAGAGGCTCCGATTCGAGGCCAATGGGATTGTTCGGGTCGAGCACAGGTTTCTCCATGCCTTCAAGCAAGGGAGTCCCTGGGCGCGGGTGGTCAGGCGGTCCTGATCGTACTAGCGGTTTGCCACTTGGGATTACTGGACCAGTACGAATGTCATCAAGTAATCCTCCTTGAACGGCTCCGAAACTTGGATCAAGTCTGTTCTCGGGCAGCCCTACAAATCGCCCGGTCTCGTCACGCTCCGCTGGGACACGTTCTGCCGCTTCACGTTCCGCTCTAATAGCGGGTGACTCTGTGCGAATCCCACCGTCTTGAGGCGGCAGCGCATCTATTTCTGCATCTACCGCAGCCCGACGTGCTGCTTCTGCGTCGGCCTCGCTCGCAGTCCTACGCGCCGCAGCCATACGATCAAGCCCTGCTTGATCCGCTACTGCTGGCCCTAGAAAGTCAGCCTCACCGGGAGCAGCAGGTTTCAGCGCAGCACGCACAGGCGGCGTGGCGGGGGTGGCGGGCAATACTCGACTTCCGGGGAAGTTGGCTGGGTCGAATACGTTGGGCAATCGCTCAGAACTACCGAAGTAGCGAACGTCTACCGGCACACGCTCAAGGCCGACTTCAGCGGCAGCAGCGATGCGCTGATTTCCTTCAATAACAACTGCTCGACCATCTGGCTCAATCACGATCAGCGGTCGTTGTGCAGGGTCGAATCCACTCTCTCGTATTGATGCGGCTATGCGCCCACGGCTTTCGAGAGCGTCCGTAAGCATTTGCCCAGAGAGTGCTTCTTCTCCCCGTGCTCCCGGTAGCCGAGCCAACTCTGCTGTTGGCACTTCGATATTGGTGTATGAACCCGTCATCGTATTTCGACTAGAGGCAGACGCTTGAATATCATCCGTGATTCGCTGGCGGATTTCTGGATTTATCGACTCGTCTAACTCATCAAGTTGTTTGAGAGGATTGTCCTCACGGAAGCCAAGTTCGGCACGCCTTGCTGCGCCCCCCGCTACGTCGTCCGCTGCTCGCGCTGCCTGCGTTACGTCGGGGGTGGCGGGACGTATAGGAGGCGCAAGCGTTTCCCGTATTGACGGGAAAGCCTCATTCAGCACTCGTTGAGATTCTATGGATTCAGGAGTTGCTAAGAGACGGTTCACAGTTGGGTCGTCTACCTCTCGACCAACCGGAATGTTCGCTTCATCAAGTGCTTTGCCAATATCTGCATACACCTGGCTCCCAGTTCGATATAACCGACTATCTCTGCGG